AAGAACGAAGCAAATACTGCACATAACGGTATCTATGTACTTACAAGTTCAACAGTATTGACTAGAGCAGATGACTTTAATACTGCAACAGAAATTGCAGGCGGTGACTTTACTTTCGTAACAGCCGGCACATTATATAATTCTACTGGCTGGGTCAATGAAGATGAAGTTACTACAGTAGGCACAGATCCTATAGTATTCATGCAGTTTTCAGGAAGCGGCACTTATTCAGCCGGCACTGGACTTACACTCACAGGTTCAACATTCAGCGTAAATGCTAGCCAGACTCAGATCACAAGTGTAGGTACATTGAGTGGATTGGGAGTTAATGGTACGATCACTGGTGTGAATATTACAGCCAATACAGGCGTGTTCACAGGTAATGGTAGCGGCTTATCTGCACTAGCAGGCGGTAATGTAACTGGTCAAGTAGCAAATGCGCTTGTTGCGGGTACTGTTTATACAGCAGCACAGCCAAATATTCCTCGTGTTGGCACACTAACAAGTTTAGGCGTGAGTGGTAATATCACATCTGCTAACGTATCAGCAAACACAGGTGTATTTACTGGTAACGGTAGTGGTTTATCTGCGTTAAATGCAAGCAACATTTCAAGTGGTACGCTAGCACAAGCAAGACTGGCTAATAGTTCATTGACTATCAATGGCACTTCTATATCATTAGGCGGTTCAGGAACAGTAACAGCAAACACTACACAAACATTGACATTAGGTTCATTCTTAACAGGTACTAGTTTCAATGGCGGTACAGCAGTAACAGCAGCAGTTGATGCAACTTCAGCAAATACTGCAAGCAAGGTTGTTGCTAGAGATGCTAGCGGTAACTTTAGTGCAGGAACTATTACTGCTACATTAAGTGGTGCAGCAACAACGGCTGGTACTGTAACAACAGCAGCACAACCAAATATAACAAGTGTTGGCACCCTTACAGGTTTGACTGTATCAGGTAATTCACAACTACCGGTCGTTGCTCTCAACAGAGTCGGCGGTGCAGGCACAGGGATAAGTTGGTATTCATTAAGTACATATAATACTTGGGCTATGTACATGGCTCAAGCCGCCCAAACTAGTTGCGGTCCAACTGCAAACATAACCGCACCCACTGGTAACCTGGTTACAAGTTGGGGCCTACGTAGTTTTATTGAAAATGGTGCGGGTTATGGTTGGACATTTGAGTCAGCGACAAACGGTAGCCAACCAAGTGTCGTAGCAGAAATACGTAGCAGCGACGGCTCATTTAGATCAGCAGGCAATATTTTTGCTGTCGGTGACGTTGTTACAAACTACTCAGATGAAAGACTAAAAGACGTACAAGGTAGTATTGAAAATGCTTTAGAAAAAGTTTGTAATATCAATACATTCTACTATCGTCCTAATGAGTTAGCAAAATCAATGGGAGTAGCAGACGAACTTCAAGTAGGTGTAGGCGCCGGCTCAGTAGAGAAAGTGGCACGTGAGACAGTAAAACCAAGTCCACTACATCCTGAATATAAAACAGTCATGTACGAACGTCTAGTTCCTTATTTGATAGAAGCCATCAAAGAACAAAATCAATTAATAAAGGGCTTACAAGAACAAATAAACCAATTGAAGGGTGAGTGATGGGCTTCTTTGTTGGTAATAATGCTAATGCGAACGTAAACGCTCAAAGCACCGGAGTAAATATACCTAAGTTTACTACTGCGACTAGACCTGCTAATCCCGTACATGGACAAGTAATCTATAACTCAACGACACAAACCATGCAAACATATGCTAATGGCGCATGGAATGATGTCGGTGTATTTCCTGGTACTGCTGGATATCTATACAGGCAAATCATCACGAAAAGTTTCGTATGCGGTGGATATAGAGCAGGCGTCCCATGGACTAACGTAAATAAAATGGTACATGCTACAGATATATGTACTAATCTAGGCGACCTAATGGCATTCGCAGGAGCATATGTTAGCGGTGCATGTAATGCTACACGCGGATTTATATGGGCATGTGAAGGCATGGGCGCAGGTACAAGAACAGTCGGCGTCAATATGAACACAGAAACTAGCGCAGGCACAAATACTAATTGGAATACTAAAGTAAGCAGAGATGACATGGCCACTGGTTTCAAAGAAACACAATTAGCATTTATTGTAGGTGGCGGCTCTGCTCAAATGGACATCATGAATCTCACTACAGAAACAATGTATAGTAGTGTACCATGGCAACAACCTTTCAACACCACACTATCATATAACGCACAGGCAGGTACTGATGGTAGCGCAGTAAGCGATGAAAATAAGGCTTATTTTTGGTTTACTGGACCCACAAACAGTAAACTAACATTCAACACACATACATTTACAAACAACGGAATAGATGTACCTGCTTATGATATCAGCGGATCAAATATAGGCGGTGCGCATGGACAGCAAAAAGGTATCAATAGCAAATTAGGTCGAGGCTATGCAGGCGCTAATGGTAGTTATAACGGTGGATATATAATGTATCGCATGGTGTTTACTACAGAAACAGCGACTACCATCAACAAACCTATTGGTAATAGCGGTGAAGAAAATTTTGATATGGGACAATCTTGGCAGTATATGATGGGTATGTATGACGGAGATCAAAATAATCGCGGTTGGAAGTTCACATACAGTACTGACACAGGTGTTGAATTAGGTAGTGGTAGTGTAAGAACCGGTGTGCCTGGAGGTAGTTCAGGCCATTGTATTTGGAGTGCGTAATGCCTTTTAAAATAAACAATACTGATATCATGTCAACATTAGGTATATCAGTACCTTCGTTCACTACAGCAGGCAGACCTGCTAACCCTGTCACCGGACAAGTAATCTATAATACTACTACTGGATATCTTGAAATGTGGGATCAAGGTATATGGAAACCTGTCATATATAATACTAGCGGAGGCCCATTCTTATATAGACAAATCATCAATACAAGTTATGTCGCCGGCGGTTACAAAGACGGCACGCCATGGAAAAACGTAAACCGCATGACCCACGCTACAGACATCTGTTGTAATTTAGGTGATTTGTTATCAGTAGCAGCAAACTATACTTCAGGCGCCTGCGATTTGACAACAGCATATATGTGGTCTGCGGCAGATAATAACAACAATAGCGCGGACACAACAACAGTAGCATTTAATATGGCTAGCGAAACATCGATGGGTACCAATCAACGATGGAATGTTCTTAATGGTAGAAATGATTGTGCTACAATCTTTAAAGAAACACAGTATGCCTACGTAGGAGGCGGCGGCACTACTGCTATTAATGTGTTTACATTCTCTACGGCTACATTTACCGCAGGTTCAGGTACTAGTATCGCAGGTTCAGGTGGGTATTCAGATGGTACTGGTTCGTTTAGCGGAGAAAATGAAGGCTATTGGTGGGGCGGTGGCGCACAGAAATTAACATTCAGTACAGGAACTACATTTACTCTAGCAAGTAATTCTGGTCTTTCTGATATCAACGGTCAACAAAAGGGAATAAGTAGTAAGTTAGGTCGCGGATATGCCGGCAACGAAGGCGGTTATAACGGCGGTTATAACTTCCGTAGATATGTCATATCAACTGAGTCATATACACTTGTTGCAAGACCTATAGGTAATGTCGGCGAAGAGAATTATGATATGGGTCAAAACCATCAATATATGATGGGTATGTATAATGGTGCACAAAATAATATAGGTTGGAAGTTTAACTATACAACTGATACAGGATTTGAATTAGGATCAGGTAGCATTAGAACCGGAGTTCCTGGTGGAAGTTCGGGCCATTGCTTCTGGAAGGGTTAACATGGCATTTATAGTCAATAATACAAACGTGCTAACTACTAATGGATTAAACATTCCAGTATACACCTCATCTACACGACCTGCTAATCCAGTCACTGGACAAGTGATTTATAATTCATCTACTAATATCATAGAGATTTATGCTGATGGATTTTGGAAGGATGTCACACAAAGCGCAAGCGGCGGACAGTTTCCTTATAGACAGATCATAACAGCGAGTTATGTCGCTGGAGGCTATAAAGATAGCAGCCCATGGAAGAACGTAAACCGTATGCAACATGCTACGGACATCATGACGAATTTAGGAGATTTACTATCACAGAATGCCAACTATACATCAGGTGCTAATAATCTAGTCAGAGCATGGGTTTGGTGCGCAGCCGCAGCGGCCTTCGGTGAAACTACAAGACAGACAGTTGCATTCAATATGAATACTGAAACTACTGCCGGTAGTCAAGGCTCATGGGATATGCCAATGGCTAGAAACGATTGCGGAACTATTTTTAAAGAACAGCAATATGCTTATGTAACAGGTGGCGGAGATAGTTCCATAAGTGTATGGACTATGGCAACTGAAGTGTTTATAACTGGATCAGGCACCGGTCAGACTGGTGATGCTAGTTATCAATACGGTGTCAGCGCATGGAGTGATGAAACAGTAGGCTATTTTTGGGGTAGTTCTGGTCAGAAGATGACGTTCAGCACAGGCACTACTTTTGGATTAGGAACAGCCAATGGTGTACAAACTAACGGACAGCAAAAAGGCATAAGCAGTAAATGGGGTAAAGGTTATATGGGCAATGAAGGCACATACAATGAGGGTTATAACTTAAGAAGATATGTTTCTGCTACAGATTCATATTGGACTGTAGCCAAACCTATAGGAAACTCAGGAGAAGAAAACTTTGATATGGGTCAGAATTGGCAGTATATGATGGGTATGTATAACGGCGCACAAAATAATGACGGATGGAAATTTACTTATAGCGCAGATCAAGGATATGCATTGGGATCGGGTAGTCTCAGAACTGGTGTACCGGGAGGAAGTTCTGGGCATTGCTTCTGGAAGGCATAAGTAGAAGCGAGGAGATCACAGATGGAAGACTACACCCTATATAATTTAAGTCAAGAGCAGAAAGATTTAATTGAGAAATCAAACAATAGAAACCTTGTCATGCCTGAATTTAAGGTTAAAAACTTTGTAGGCAACGCACAAATCACACCTTATGCTAAACTAAAGCAATACATCATTGAATTGAACGGTCGCCAGATGGCAGTAGAAAGCATGATCTTTGAAACAAAGAAAATGCAATTAGAGATAGAACTAGAAAAAGAAAAACGCGATGCCGAATCAAGCCCTGCTAAAAAAGCATTACACGAATTAGAGATTTTAAAACTAGAAGCAGGTTACAAGCGCAGCCAACTTAGATTGCGTGATTCTATCGCCGAACGCGATTTGTTTTTAAAAGTTATCGAAGATTTTAACAGCAGTCCAGAAGGATATTTACCTGATGGTTCGAAACTGATTGACGCTTTCGATAATCCTGAATTATGTGAGCAGTTAGAAAGAGATTATTGGACGTTGAGACTTGCAAAACAAACGGCTATGGACATGATCGCTTATGGCAGAGCAGGAGTAGGCAATATGGATGCAGTAGTCATGTTAGAGCCTGATCAGCAATTAGAAGTAATGAAGTTGGCTTGTGATTTCTTTGTAAGAAATGAGATCAGAACAAGTAACTTATTAAGTCAAGTCAATCAGAATGTTCAGAACAATCTAGTAGCCAATTCACCATTAGTAAAACAACTTATGTTTAAGGATGAAGCAAATGTTCCTAGTATTCAAAACGGTCAATGATCAAGAACTTGGATTAGTTAAAAGAGCAGGCCAGTGGCTAGATTATGTAGTGGGCTGGCTTGACGATTCTGTAAAAGATATAGCAAAGATCAAGCATTTAAATGCTACCATAATTGATGATGAAGATGTTGCATTAGCGTGGAAATTCGCCGGTGATTATAGAGGATACATAAGCATAAGGGCTAATACCTTATCTAATCAGCAATTAGAAATCATAGGTAGTTCAGAACCGGACAACGTTAAAGCACGATATTTTCTTACTGATAAAGATAAAGAAAATGGTGCTAAATTCATGAAAATCGTTTTGCGTAAGATACTTGATGATATCTATGACCAACGTTTCAATCAACTTAACTTGGAAGTTAGTAAATTAGAATCTTCAACTTGGCAATCACAATTGACGGACGCATGGACTTATAAGATAGATCCAACAGTAAAATCTGTGGCTTTAGAGAAATTAGCAGCGGCTAGAAACATCACAGAAGACGAGATGGCAGACAAAATAATCGCCGCCCATAAAAAGTACGAAGAAAGAGTATTGACGTTATTAGCCAAAAAACAATCAATCGAAAAAGAGATTAAAGATTGTATTAATATGGCTGACTTGAATGTAGTAGTACACAAGCGTTTTGGTTATAACATGCCCGTACGCCAACAGGAAGAATTGGGAATAAAGGAAAGTTCAACCTACGATCTTTAAGAGATACATAGAGATATGTTCTCTATACCTATAAATCCTAAACTTAGCCCACAGCAATTTAGTGAATTTTGCAACTTTTTGGTAGAGAATAGAGATGTCATATACGATCTCTATTTCACTAGCCGCATGCCGCCCTTTATACAGGATGCTATGGGGGATGTATTCAATATCAATGATACTGCGCCAATCGAGGCTGCATTATATATTCAGAAGACATTAGGTATTCCTGTATCTGCAACGTTCAATAATACGTTAGTCAGACCTAGCCAAGATAATTTAGATTTATTCATACGCAATTTTAAAATGCTATACGATGCGGGCGTGAGATCCGCTACTATTCCACATACTACTTGGTTGCTCACAGGACAGATTCAAAAAGAGTTTCCCGAATTACAAATCAAAAATACCATACTATGGGAAGTGAATAAAGCGAACGATGTAGCGAAATTAGCAGAAGCAGGGTTTCACTATGTCAACCTTGATCGTGACCTGATGCGTGATAAAGATGAACTAATCAAGATACGCAGGGTAGCAGACAAATACAAAATCAAGATTAGCCTTTTAGCGAACGAAGGATGCACGGGCACATGCCCTATAATGAAGGAACACTTTCAGTTCAACAACACTAGAGGACCTGACGGCGCACAATATTTCAATGATCCTATCAGCAGAGTAAGCTGTTCTAAATGGGAGATAGAAGATCCCAGCAATATGCTTAAGACTGCTAACTTTCCCCCGTGGCGTGAAGACTGGGTAGAATTGATGCAATATGCTGATGTAATCAAGATGCATGGTAGAGAGAGCATCGATAGATTGTATGAGACCATGGACATAGTTCGTAGGTTTAGAAACAACGAACTTATCTTATTCGATACGTTTGAAGAATACTTAGAAGATACTAATCTCAAGGGCAAACCCATACAAGCCTGGCGAGATAAGATCAAGAATTGTAAATTTGATTGCTGGGAGTGTGACTATTGCGATAAGATTTATCATGCTAAGTCAAAGCAATATGCCAACCCTAAGACATTAGCAGTCACTAAAGAGATTGTAGATTCTGTAAACTTGGATTTAGACATACCCATCGATGGATTGACTAGTCCTAGAGTACAGAAATTGTTATACGCTTTAGGCAAACATAGCAAAAACTATCTTGAAGTAGGTAGTGCTATGGGCGCGACAGCCTACGCTGTAGCATTATCAGGTGTCAATATGCATTGTGTTGATAATTGGAGTTCAGACATACAACCTATGAATGATGAATTCTTATTACCTGACAATACTAAGCAAGAGTTTCTAAAGAACATGAAAGGTTTTTCAGTCAACGTACATGATAATGATATTTTTCAAACTGACAAAAGCAAGATAAAAGACATCGATTTGTTTTTCTATGATGGACCCCATGATTTAGAAACTACTGTGCAGGCAGTTAAGTATTTTAGTGAATGTCTAGCAGACACAGCCATACTAGTATTTGATGATGCTAACTGGCAAGGCGTCGTGCAAGGAGCAGACTTAGGTATAAGTGCAGCAAAATTAACTAAGGTACATAATAAACTTTTATTAAATAGTCCTGAAAATAAAAGCATGTGGTGGAATGGACTTTATATTGTAGTGGTGGAAAAATGATCAAACGATTTCCTATTATAAGCGCAGATGTGTTCACTATTAATGTGGGGACACCAGAACAGAGGCAAGATATCATAAATCAAGCCTATGAAGAACAGAAAAGAAATCCAATACCACCGTTGTTTACTAACGAAGGTTGTTATAGAACATATTACCAATATCAAAACATTGATTGGTTACATGATGAGATTAAAAAAATGATCAATCAAGCAGGGGCATATTATCAAGAAGCAGATGGATCCTATAGTGCTAAAACAAAGTTGTTCTTCAATAGCGAAATAATATATTGGACGAATA